ATGGCACAATCATATTAAGCAAGCATTTATGTTTAATTGTAAAGATATGATTAGTGAGTTAGTAAGATATAAGGTTAAGGAGACTGCCTTTTAATTTGTCTCCATTTATTATTATTTATAGATTATGGTAAAAATCCAATCAATTAGTGATCCCGTGAAGGACAGTAACGGGAAGAACTACAAAGTAATCACACTTGAAGCTCCGGCTTTTAAGGAAGTGGTAGACTTGAGTACAGGCGAGTCAATTTTAGCATTAGCTTCACCTAAGACAGTGAAGAAATGTGTTTGGGAAGAGTCTTATTTAGACGGTAGCAAACATTTTATGTACGATGCTAAAGCAGGACAAGCTGTGTATGGTACTATCTATACTGCATCAACTGATGAGTATGAGATAGATGAGAGAACTGTTGACACTTATACAGGTTTTGTTGAAGCATTAGAATCTGATGCAAATTTTAATTCAGCAGTAAACACTATGTTAAGTGACGCAGGTAGAGAACTAGCTTCGAACGCTTCAGATAAAGATTTCAATGTAGCGAAAGAACATAACGGTGGCGAACAACTATCCATTGAGGATGAGGTTACTGTTGAAGCAGAAGAATCTATTGAAGATCAATTCTAAGATAGTTTAGTTTGAAAGATAGGATTGAGCGTGAGTTTATTACGATTCTTGCGCTCCTTCTTATTAACTACTATGTTAAAATCAATCAATGATATATCTCAAATGCTCAAGGAGCAAGATATAGCACTCTCAATTATAAGAAAGAGTGATGATAAAGACTTTCTTATTTATATAGCAACAGAAGCATTAAACAATATAAAATAACAATAGTATGCAGAAATTGACATTTAATCACAGACAAATGAAAGAAATAAAAGTATTAGACACCGGTTTAATATGCGTACACTATACACATGAGCAACATGGTGTAGATATACATGTATTTGATAACTGGAAGCAGTTCTACGATGCTCATCCTAATCTATTATATCTTCATAACGTCGCTTGGAGTAAGATCAAAGCGTTCTTACATTCAATTAATATATTTACAAGACCCTAGTGGAACTTAATGTAAAAAAATGGTATCAAGCTCGGTGGATAACTGAGCATGGTAACCATAAGACTCCTTTACTTCCTAATCGTAGAGTTGCTGAGAAGTATATAAAAAAGATGAAACAAAATTTTCAAGGCGATTACATCGCCAATGTACAAATAATAGAAGTTAAACAAGTTCTAACACGCCTGGATTTTGATGATTCAGGTACACCTATTCCTACATTTGAATATGCGGAAATAAAATAGTGCGTGTCCATTATGTTTTCATATACGTGTTAGAGATGATTAAGCCCGGCACGGGGCTTTTTCTTAAATTATAAAATTATGGATAAAATACATTTACGAGGTTTGAGTATTGCTGTAATAGCATGCATGTTATGTGCTGTACACGCTTACTCACAACAAATAGGAGACTGGCAAGGTACATCTCCTGCAACTATATCTAATTACTTTGAAGCACCAGAAGGTTACGAAAGAGTAGAGATAGATGATTATACGGAATATTTCCGTAATTTTCCTATACATATAGGCGAAGGTAGATACTACGACGGTAAAACATTACCAGGATTTGGTATCACTTACGCAGCTAATTTAGATTATTATATAGGGAGAAGAAACTTACATCAATGTGCTGACGCTGCTATATTTATGAGAACTGCTTACTTAGTAAGAACAAGAGAATATAAAGATATTAAGTGGCATTACACTGATGGATCACATTTAACTTATGGAAGCTTTTTATCAATGCGCAGAGCAAAACATGGTAAAGAAAGCTTTTTAGCTTATATGGAAAATATATGGACATATGCTGGTACGTGGTCGATACAAGAATATGAAACGGATTCAGTAAATATTAAGGATGCGAGACCAGGAGACATCTTCGTTGAAGGTGGTTTTCCAGGTCATGCTGTGACTATTGTTGATATGGTAGAGAATGATGAGGGTAAGAGATTATATATGCTTGCCCAATCATTCATGCCTGCTCAGTCACATCACATATTACTTGATATCAACGACACAGTGTGGTTTGATTTTGATAGAAATGAAAATGTAGTAGCTACCGCTGGTTGGGTATTTAGTAAGCGAAGCGTTAAACGATTCAATAACTAAACCAATTATTATGACTATGTATCAATTTAATAAGAAGAATATTCTAGACACTCTTTCGGCGAACAAAGAAGACCCGGAGGAGTGCCTTAGAATAATAGCACAGTTCAAAGAACAGTGTGCGCATCTAACAGAAATGTTAGTAAGACAAGAGAAATTTTTTAAGAATTATAAAAAGAATCAATAAATTATAGATAGAATAGTATTTAAGGCAAGTTTTCCCACTGTCAAAATGGGATTGATCTATTTCAAAGTAAATAGAGATGTAATATAATAGAGAAAAGCACTGTGGCTATTATTCTTGTATCCTAATTTATAAACGTAACTAGCTAGATACTGTTAAGTAACAGGCGGTAAATTGGTATAGTACTATTCTATCTTTTTAAATTAAATAAATTATGGGAGTAGATTGTTATGGGTTATCTCCTCGTAACCCTAAAAACTTGGAAAAACCAACAATAGATTGGGATACAAAACCAAGCGAGGAAGAAAGACAAAAGTTCTGGGAAGCTCAAGAAGAATATGAGAAACATGTTCCAGGACATTATTTTAGAAATAACTGGTGGTATTGGCGACCTATGTGGGGTTATGCCTGTGGTTTAGGTAAACAACATGGTATAATAACACAAAAGATAGAAGAATGGGGTAATGAAAACTCAGGTAAAAAAGTCAATGGTAAAACTGCCAAGAAATGGGGCGAACTTATACTATGGGATATATCAGAAGGTAATCCACGTGATTATGAAGAAGAATATATGCAACAGTATAAGCTTGCACAAGAGCACAATAATAATATTGACAAAGCTTTAGAAATACTTAGAGAGCTTGTTCAAGCAGAAACAGGTAATCCTGATATTGTGCCTAATGATTACCCAGAAGAACATGCAAAATCATGGCAAGAGTTATGGAATAAAAGAAATCATCAAGGGAGCTATCCTTTTAGTGAAGAGAATCTAAAAGAGTTTGCACAATTCATGATAAACTCGGGAGGGTTCTCGATATGTTAGCATTAATAACCGGAGGATTGTATATTTTAATACTATACCTCTACTTAAAATCAGAGTAATATGAAAAACTTAAGAGTATATTTAGCATTATTAGTAACAAGTTTATTTTTATTTAGTAGTTGTAGTTCTTACAGCGGATATTGTAAATCTAAGAAAAAGATGTACAAAAACCAGAAATGTTGGAATGCAAAGAAACAGAAAATGACAAGGTGCTAATGAATTATTTAATAACAAACAATAAAGATCAGCCTGTGTATGAAGGTATACAGGTTGTTCCTATTGATACTGCAATCTCACAACTACGTAAGTGTAAGATTGTTGGTGTTGATACGGAGACTACCGGTTTTAACTGGAGTACTAATACGTTATTGTTGTTACAAATATCTACAGAGACAGACAATTATGTATTTGATTGTACTACTGTAGATATATCTCTGCTTAAAAATATGTTCTTAAGTAACAATGTTACAAAGATCTTTCACAATGTTAAGTTTGATTACAAGTTTCTACTTGCTAATGGTATTAAAACTGAAAATGTTTATGATACTATGCTTGCGGAACAGGTTATACACTGTGGTAAGAAGAGTATAAAGTACAGTCTTGATGCGTTACTCGATAGATACTTTGAAGTATTTATGGATAAGAGCACAAGATCGTCTTTTGTTTCACATAAACCAGGAACTCCATACAATAAAGCACAGCTGCGCTATGCATTTACTGATACAGAGTTTTTGATTAAAATTGTAGAGAAACAACAAGAACTTATTAATGAACATGATCTGATAGAGGTTATAAAGCTTGAAAATCAAGCTGCATTAGCCTTTGCAGACATAGAATACAATGGTATTTACCTAAATAAGACTAAATGGGAAGAAAATTATAACAAAATCAAGATAGAATTAGAAGAATCTGTCGAAGAACTAGATAATTTTATAGAATATGACCCAATGTTTAGTGATTTTAAGCTAAAACAGATACAAACAGACATGTTTTTACCTATGGAAGAGCTTAGAAAGACTGATATACTATGGAGTTCACCTTCACAAGTGTTAAAACTTATGCAGTGTGTTAGTCCAGAGCTTGAGAGTGTTAACGGTAAAATACTATTGATGCACAAAGGTGTACATCCTATTGTGTCTAAATATATAAGATATAAAGAACAATCTAAATTGTGTAATGCATATGGATTAGATTTTTATAAATATCTGCATAAAGATGATAAAGTTCATACATCATTTCAGCAGATATTAAATACAGGTAGGGTTTCATCAAGAAATCCTAACATGCAGCAGATCCCTAGCGATAATTCATATAGAAATGCATTTGTACCTAGAAATAGTGACGATGTGTTTGTATCTTCTGACTTTTCCTCACAGGAGTTGTGTATTATAGCCTTCGGATCTGGTGATCCTGTGTGGTTAAATGCACTAGAAGAGGGAAAGGATTTACATTCTATATGTGCTGAGCTTATATTTGGAGACAAGTGGAGAGACGCAGAAGGAGATGATAAAGAGCGTAAGAGATTACGTACAGCTGTAAAAGCTATCAACTTCGGTCTTGCCTATGGTATGTCAGAGTTTAAACTATCTGATACTTTAGGAATATCAGTCAAAGAAGCTAAAAAGATGATTAAGAAATACTTTACAGTGTTTCCTGCTATCAAGAAGTTTCTAGACAATTTAGGAGCATTTGGTAAAGAAAATGGATTTATCAGAACATTTGCTCCTTATAGACGCATACGATGGTTTGAAGATTGGTCACAAGAAATGGAAGACTTTGCTGCATTAGGCAGTATAGAACGTGCTTCCAAGAATACGCCAATACAAGGCACCGGTGCAGACATGACTAAGTTAGCCTTAGTTATGGTGAGAAAGTCTATTAAACAGCAGGATTTACCTGTTAAATTGATTATGACAGTGCATGATCAGATTGATACCATATGTAAAAAAGACTTCGCAGAAGAGTGGAGTATAATGTTAAAAGGTATCATGGAAGAAGCCGCACTTAAAATCATTACGAATGGACTACTAAAGTCAGATACTAACATTACTAAACAATGGCAAAAATGAGAATAGATTATAAAATTTTAAAAAAGTTAAAAAAAGAGTTCGGTGATTTTGAAGTTGGAGCTGAGTATAATGGTAAATTATATTTTAGATTCGGTTATTGGAATCATATAGATAAAGATTTATTTAAGTCTATGTTACCTGCTTATCTTTCTATAGAACAGTTTTTAGTCGATGATGACGATGATTGTGGACCTTTATACATATACTATGTATGGGATGATCGGTTTAGAGCTATGGATAAACAAGAATTTAAGAGAGAACAGAAGTATAAAATGGTAGGCTGGTCCTTAACAGGTCTAGCTATATGTATTATTTATATACTACTAGACAAGTACATATTTTAATTTGATATGTACCTAATTAATCGTAACTTATATAGGTATGAAAATAGATGAAAATAAATTAAAGAGACAGCGTAGGGCAATAGATGTTTGGAAATCAAGTGGCTATAAGGGTACTATTGAGGCAGTAACAGGCTTCGGTAAAACCTTTGTGGCTGTCTTGATTATACAAGATATGAATAAAGCTCGTCCTGATGATACTACCCTTGTAATTGTACCAACAAGATACTTATTAGATCAGTGGAAAGATGAAATCAAGAAACATGATCTTAAGAATGTAAGTGTTATGGTTATAAATACAGGCGTAAAAGCAATGCGACAGACAGACCTGTTGATATTGGATGAAATACACAACTATGCGTCTGATGTGTTTAAGGGTATATTTAGCCTTACACACTATCATTACATACTTGGCTTAACAGCTACACTAGAAAGAAGCGACAAGAAACATTACATAATAGAGAATGAGTGCCCTGTAGTAGATACTATATCTATGAAAGAATCTCTTGCTATGGGTTATGTTTCTAACTTCAAGGTATTTAATTTAGGATTAGAACTACATCCAAAAGAGCGTATAAGATATGAACTTATGCATGATAGTTTTAATAAATATTTTAAATGGTTTGATTTTAATTTTCAGATCGCTATGAAGTGTCTACAAAGTCAAGAATATAGAGAACACTATGCGTCGAGAACAGGATACGATCCTAAAGGTATAATGAGTGCTGCAGTCAATTGGAGTAAAAATATGAGAAACCGTAAAACGTACTTATATAATCATCCCATGAAGATAGAGGCAGCAAAAGAATTAATAGATACTTTTGATGTTCCTACAATTACTTTCTCAGAAAGTGTTAAATTTGCTGATGAGCTTACAAAAGCCTGCTTTCCGTGGGCTGTGTCTTATCACTCTAAAATAGGTAAGTACAGAAAGATAAAAGCTATAGAAGAATTCAATGATAAGAAATCTGATATTAAAGTTATCTCAACTGCACGTGCTTTAGATGAGGGTTTTGACATACAAGATGTGACTCTAGCTATCGTATGCAGCGGTACCTCTACAAGTAGACAAGATCTACAACGTACAGGTAGAGCTATACGATTTGCTCCAGGTAAAACTGGTCTGATTGTGAATCTATATATAAAAGAGACACAGGATGAGAAATGGTTACGTAACCGTCAGAAAAAAACGATCAACGCTACTCACGTTGAATCGATAAAACAAATTAAAGAAGCCTTGAGTCAAGCTTCGCTTAATTATTTAAACGTAGAACAATGATCTTAGAATCTCCAGGACAATGGGTAGACTTTTTGTGCAAACATAAAATGTCGCCTACACAATTCTTATTCTTGTATATAATATATGAAAATGATTATCCAGCTTTATATAAATATGTACAAGAAAATGGAGGCTTTGACATGTCAGAACTAAACGATCTTGAGGAAAGAGGGTACATGGTAAATGATAACCCTAATTTAGCTAGCTCTTTAGCAGATTGCTATACAGTTACAGATAAGTTTATCAAGGAACTTTACAATACGGATGTAAACACAGCGTATGAAGAGTTCTTTGAGGCTTACCCTGTACAGATATATGTAGACGGTCGGAGACTACCGGGCAGAAATGCTACATTAAAAACACGAACCTACTATAAAAAGAAGATTGCTACTAAGCGAGCTCTTCATAAAAAAGTAATGGAATGTTTAGATTACGCTAAGCGTAATAATCTTGTCACTATGGGCATGGAAAGATGGATAGAGACAGAACAATATAGAAGTATTTTAGAACTAATGAAAACAAACATAGATGAATTCGAATCCCCAAACGACAAACTTTATTAGTCTGCAGATTAAGACAGCTGATCAAGCTATCAAAGAAGCAGATAAATTTCTAGAGCAAGGTGCAAAAGGTGAACGTCCTTTTCTTGCTACTAGATGGCAAAAAGTTAATACAATGTTATTGGGTGGTTTTCATTTTGGTCAAACATACTTTATTGCAGGTGCATCAGGACATGGAAAATCTTTTTTCGTAAACATGTTACACACAGACTTTACATCATATTATTTAGGTAACGAAGACGTAAAGATTTTACACTTCAGTTTTGAAATGCATGCAAAAGACGAGATGATCAGAAAGATATCACAACTTAGTGATATAGATTATAGAAAACTTGTATCATCAGACAAGCCTCTTACAATGGAAGAGCTTGAGATTATAAGAAAGCAGTATACTAGGATGAAAAACAAAAATGTATTTTATGTTGAGACTCCTTCTACTAGAGATAGAATATACGCTACTATTAATGAATTCTGTAATGAATTCAAAGATAGTAAGGTAGTTATATCTCTTGATCATACTCTTCTTGTAACTCCTAACCCCGGTGAGAATGAAATACAATCTCTAGCAGAGTTAGGTAAGATGTTTATACAAGTAAGAAAAGAGTTTAATACCTGTAATATATTGGTAGGACAAATGAATGACAAGATGGAATCGAAGGAACGTAGAGATCCGACGAATGCAGCTTTACATTATCCTACAAAAACAGATATACATGGTAGCAAACAGATATATCATGCAGCTGATGTTGTTATGGTATTACACCAACCGATACTTCTTAACTTAGAGTATTATGGTAAGAAGCGTTTCCCGACTACAGATCTTGTAGCCCTGCACTGTTTAAAGAACAGAACTGGTGTTGCAGGTTTAACTAGATTAAAGAACAATCTACAGAACGGTCGCTTTGATACCTATGAGAGTAAATTATTTTAATAACTTAATAAATTAATAGTAAATATGGAATTACCAACGAAAGTAATTAAATCAACAACAGTAAACCCTTCACTGTTAACTGTCTTCGGACAATCAAAAGTGGGTAAAACAACGATGTTATCTAAATTAAACAACTGTTTGATTATAGATACAGAGAAAGGTACTAAATATGTAGATGCATTGAAAGTACAAGTAAACAATAGTGCAGAATTAAAAGATACAGTAAGAGCCTTGAAAGAATCTGGTAGTCAGTATAACTATCTAGCTCTAGATACTATAGATAATGTAGTATCTTGGTTTGAGAAAGACGTTGCTAGAGATAACAATGTAGATAGCTTTGCTAAGATACCTTTTGGTGATGGATACAATCAAGTACGTACAAGAGTAATGAATATGATTAGTGCTCTTATGGACTGCTGTGATCATATAATTATTATAGGTCATAGAAAGAAAACAATTATCGGTAATGAATCAGTAGAAGTTAATGTTAGCTCTCTGGATTTATCGGGTAAGTTAAAGAACTATGTAATGGCAAAATCAGATGCAATTGGTTTTGTATACAGAGATGAAGAAGGTCATTTAAAAATATCATTTGAAGCATCTGATGAGATAGAGGCTGGTACTAGATTACCGCATCTTGCAGGTAAGATTTTAGATTTTAAATGGTCAGAGATATACAAAACTGCAATAGGTAAATAGTAATATATTTTGTATATTGCAGTATATAGTAAAACAATTTTAAAGTAAATTTTATGTACAAATTAGTAGAAACACAAAGTAACGCACCAAGCTACACATTGATGAAAGCTGGTGTTAATGAGAATGTTAGTCTAGTAGACGTAACGTTCGACACCCTTAGAAAGGACGGCACAGGAGGTAATTGTATTAGATTTTATTTCCAAGATGAAGGCGGTGCCAAATTCACACAAACATACATGGAGGTAACATCTCTTGAGAGATTAAAAGAGTCTGCAAAGAATGCAGCTCAGTCAGGTAGACCTTGGTCGTCAACACCTGAACAACTACACTCTGATTTATTGAGGAATGTAGGCGAATCTCTATATCATATACTATCTGCGTTTGTACCAAAAGATAAAGTAAGTATCGGTGGTGCAAATTGGAATGAACTTGGTAAAAATGTATTAGAACTTGTAGGTAATTCTTATGAAGGACTCAAGTTTAAGATAAAGTGTGTATATGACAAACAAGGAAAGTACTTACAATTTCCTAACCGTCCACTACAACCATTTATGGTACCACAAGATAGTGTTGCTCAGCTGACTGTATCTTCAAGAGATAATGTCACTGCTGCAGAACCTACACCTGAAGCGACTATTAGTACAAGTACTGATAGTAAGAGTGACGGGGACCTATGGTAGCATAAATTTTTAAGTTTCATTCATAAATAAGGGGTTAAAGGGTATAAGTATCCTTGCCCCTTTTTTAGTATAAATTAATATATATGTATAATCTAAACCCAGTAGTAACAAAAGAGTTTATTTTGGATAATTTAGATCAAGTGCAAATATTAGAATACTATCTAGGTGTAAAAGTGCAGAAGAAAAAGGTAAGGTCTCCCTTACGTATGGATAATAATCCATCTTGTTCTTTCTCTGCAAACGGTAACGGTGTAATATATTTCAAGGATTGGGCACAAGGATTTACAGGTGATTGGATAAAGGTAATACAATATAAATATGGTCTTACCTATCAGCAAGCCTTAGATAGATGTGCAGAAGACTTTCAATTGGTACGTATAGGGATGAGACCCGCTGTACCGGTTACACGTGACTACACAAAGATACATATAGAACCTACAGAGTCAGTAATACAAATAAAAATTAGACTTTGGGATGTGGCTGATAGAGAATATTGGTCTACCTACGGTATAAACAGAAGGACTCTAGAGTTATATAATGTATTTCCTTGTGAGATAGTATTTTATAATAATAAAATAGTGTATAGTAGAACCAAAAGTGATTTGGCATATGCTTATAGATTTGGTCCAGGTAAGTATAAGATATACATACCTCAACGTAGTTCTTTTAGATGGTTATCTAATTTTACTAGTTGGCAGGGACTAGAGCAGTTACCTAGTACAGGTGATTGTGTGGTAATAACAAAATCTATGAAAGATGTTATGTGCCTAAAACAATTTGGTGTACATGCATGTTCTCCAGCTAGTGAAGTTGTAGAGCCTGAAGAAAAGATCTTAGCGGATCTATCAAGCAGGTTTACTGATGTTATCACACTGATGGACTTCGACTATACGGGAATCAAGATGGCTAACAAGCTATATAAACAGTATAATTTTCAACCGTTGTTTTTAACTAACGGTAGATTTGGTACTTATAATTATAAAGCAAAAGACATATCTGATTTCTATGAGATGTATGGACATGAACATACACAAGCACTGATTAATGAATCTATAATAACTTTAAATAAAAAAAATGGCAAATAATGACCTAGTGATATCTATACCCTTGTTTATAAAGAAGGTGATGATATCTAAAGCTCGTAGAATTAAATACTATAAAAAAGGTGGTAAAATACCTAAGAAGTATGCATCCTACGGGTTTGATAGCAAAGGTAGGCTAATAGATAGTGAAGGGGAATGCGTAGCAGCTAACCCTAGAACTATAGGTAAGCCTAAGTATATTACTATAAACGGACAAGCATTGTATAATGCACGTATGAGTCCACATATAAGATCTAAGATAGTTAACGCTGTTAAGGATTCTTTTGTGCCCCATATAAAAGATATAAAGCCGATTAGTAATTTACCAGTAAGAATATCATTACAGTTTCATGATACTATAAGACAAGCAAATTGGGACCTTGATAACCAGTGGTTATATAACAAGTGTTTCCAGGATCTGATTGTTAAACAAGGTATCTTACCTGATGATGATATTAGATATATAACAAAAGCAGGAGCACCAGAGTTTTTTCCGGTTGATAGTGAACAAGAGCGCAAGCTTGTATTTACTATATCTCCTGAAAATAGAAAAGAAGTAATAGAACACAAGTATTATGATGAATTTTATAGCAACGATTCGTGATGGTAGATTAATACCAGACGAACCACTAGTAGTAAATGATGAACTTAAAACTTTCCACGAGAAAATAGTTAAGATAAGCATAGAGAAAACAAATCAGAGATCAATACCACAAAATAGATATTATTGGGGTGTAGTTGTACACACAATAAAAGAAAGATTTACAGAATTAGGGTATACGAGAACTGATGTGTCAGATCATGGCGTGTCTTCACCATTGACTAGAGATGATGTACATCAATATCTTAGATCTAATTTTCTAAGAGACGATCTCATCTCCGGAGATGGAGAAGTTTTAGGTACTTTATCTAAATCAACTAAACAATTGTCAACTGACGAGTTTGTAAAGTATTTAGATAACGTTAGGAACTGGGCTGTAGTGTCATTAGACATAGAGATTCCAGATCCTGAAACTAAAATTGAGTATAACATAGAAATTAAAGAAAAGTAATGGGTAAAATGAAACAATTGTTTATTGAAATGCAAGAAAAAGCTGCTCAAGAAGCTAGAGATCAAGTTGGTATGCATGTACCAGAAGAGCCTATAATGACTAGCAATAAGACACCAGCAATACCGTGTCCTAATTGTAATAAAGGTTATTTATCGTTCAACTGGAAAACAAGTGAAGCAAATTGTTCTGAATGCGGGCAAGATTTTGTTCATGTAAAAAATAATACAATAAGATTTAAGTAAAGCAATAAATTATGAAAATAGTAAGTAATTCAGATGTACAACATGTTGGTACTATAAATAAAAGTATCGACTTTGGCATCGACAAAGAGAATATAGGTGTATTATTTAGAGGTTTCTCTGATACATTATATTCTAACAAGATAGGATCTATTGTACGTGAGCTTACGTCTAACTGCTTTGACTCTCATAGAGAGGCTAAAGTAAAAGACGACGTAATAATCATGTTACAAAATGCAGATCCTTTGACAGGTAAGAATGGTAAGATATGTTTTAAGGATGTAGGCGTTGGTCTAAGCCCTAAACGTATTGAAGACATTTATTCCAAATATTTTTCCTCTACCAAAAGAGAAACTAATAATGAGATTGGTGGATTTGGTATTGGAGCAAAGTCTCCGTTAGCTTATACAGATGTATTTGAGGTTAATACTATATACAATGGTATTGCCTATAATTATATCGTGCATAGAGGTGAGCAAGTGCCTATGATTAAATTAGTTCATAAGCAAGCGACGGATGAACATAACGGTACTTCTGTTATATTACCTGTAAGACCAGGTGATGAAGGGAAGTTTATATCAGAGTGTAAACACCAGCTTAGATTCTTTGATAATATTACATACAAGGGTATGAATATTAACAATAATTATAAAGTTTATAAAGGTAAACATTGGATTGCATCTCTTCACGGAGAAAAAGATCATGTTGAGTATAGACTATCTATATGTCTTGGCGGTGTAAGTTATCCTTTAGATACTAATCAAGTTCGTTTTGATCAATATTTTTCAGAGTATAATAATACATCAATAGCACTTAATTTTAATATAGGAGAGATAGATGTTACTATGTCTCGTGAAAACATAGAGTATAATGATAGAACTATAAAAGCTATAAGAGAAAAGTATGCATTAGTTCAAGTAGAATTATGTGATATGTTTGATAAATCTTGGGCAAAAGTCACTGACTTTAGAGAATATTTTATAAACACTAATAGTAATAGACATAGAGATGTAAAATTACCTGTAGCTGATAGTTTTGTAGACATAACATTTTGTAAACAGAACTCTGGTGAAGTAAAGTTTGCTCCCTGGGATATATACATAGATGCTAAGATGGTAGATGCTATCTTAAAAACCTATGTAGTAGCTGACGGCAAGAGAGATATGAAGAAGTATGATAACTATGCTAGTAGATTACTAAAACATTATTCTCCTGAAGAGTGTTGGTTTAGAAAGCGTGGTAAATTAAACACGTTAAAGAGTCAATACATACAAGATGAGTGGATTTCTGAGAATACAGAGCTTGCTCACACTAATTTATTTGTTTGTGTAGAACTACAAACAGAACCAGATTGGGATAGTTATGTGTGGACAGAGAAAGATAAGGAGAGGTATACTATAATAAAACCTCTGCTTCTTAAATATATCATAGATAAATGCGCAGGCAAGTATGATGATATAGAAGTTCCTGATTCTTATAAACCAGTAACACAGGCTACAGCTAAAGCTAAGGTACCTAGAACACAGGTTTGTGCTAGGTTTCCTAGATGGCGTGGAGAGTATGATAGACACGATTGGAGTGATATAGTTTATTCTAAAGAAAATTACATGTATGAAGGTATAGCAAACTTGATTAGTCAAGGTCATACCATTGTATATGGTAATATGGAAGAAGAAAAAACTTTAAGACAGATAGCATTTGTTATGAGTGCTATTCCAGAGTGGCGTAAGAATAAAACTTATGATACTATACTTCAAGATCGTATGCATGTACATAAAATTGCTAACAGTCATATGAAACATTATAAAGCCCTAGGAGCTTTGACTCCTAAAGAGTTTATAGTTAAACACTATAATCAACTTATGGGTATTTCAATGTGTGATTTGTTAGGTGATATGTACAATGCTCACACAAAGCTTTTTGATCCTATCTATGGTGTATTTCCTGAAGATATGCAATCTATGATGATGCATATGAAACTATATGATGATAGATATAGAACCCACAGGGATAAATGGAAAAATTGGTCAAAAGAAAGATACAGTGATACAGGAGCTGTAGAAGGTGATGGTAGGCATGTAAAAACTTTAAAACAGTTATGTGAAGAGTTTGACATACCTTACAACACAGAAAATCATGTACTACATTTTGGAAAGTATGCACTACATACAGAGAGTTTCTATAAAATTCTTAGAGATGCTATAGAAGAGCTTGGATGGATTGATCAATATTTTTCCATTATACAAGAAGATAAAAGAAGTGTAGTCTTTGATGACAAAGCGCTAAGTATTATAAAAGAAATACCTAGCAGAAATTATCGTAAATTAATATATAAAATCAATAATTATTTAAACAATGAGTAAAAATCAAGTATTTGCAATTCGCAGTGACAAAGCAGTTACTGCGCTAGTTAATGGTGTCAGCTACTATAGAGATGAAGCTGACAAAACAAGTGCGCAATCTCTATATGAGAAAATTAAAACTGTAGCACTAAATCCTACTAATGACCTTGTAAAGCAATTAGTAGAAGACTTTGACCCGACTCAAAAAGTGTTTGATGCACAGAGTCTAGTTAAAGATGAGATAGGTAATTGGTATTTAAAGGGGTTCACTGAGCCCCTACCAACTAAACTGCTTACAAAAATGAAAGAGTTTATAGACAAAGGATTGCCTTTGACTCCTCTTGTAAACTTTTGGAAGCTGTTAATGTTAAACCCTGCAGATCATGTAAAGAGAGATCTATATAGTTTTATGGATCAGTATGAGTTTCCTATTACAGACTCTGGTTATTTTATAGCCTACAAGTCTGTAAAGAAGACTGAGAAAACATACAAAGCAGTGAATATGTGGGTACCAAAGGAGTATGTACAATTAAAAGCATCTGGTCAGGATCCAAAAGATTACACAGTTGTAGATAAGAATGGTGATTTCTCTATTGTAGAGACTAGTCTTATTACAGACAGCAGTGGTAATTTTATTGCGCCTGAGCATGTTGCAGGAAATCTACAAGAGATGTTTGATTCTATAAATAATCTTACAGATGAAACTGTAGAAGCTCCAGAGTTTACTGATTGGCATGGTGGTAGTACACAGATTAGACTAGGTTCTCCTGTTACAATGGATAGATCCCAATGTGATAGTGATCCTAGAAATACCTGTTCTACCGGTTTGCATGTTGGTGCACCAGGCTATGTAAAAGGATTTGGTGGAGGTGGAGGTAACGTTTACCTCGCTACACTAGTAAATCCTATGAATGTAGTTGCAGTACCATCTGATTATTCTTATATGAAGATGAGATGCTGTGAGTACTATGCATATGGTATTGTAGA